AAGCACAGTTCCTGGAAACGCGGAAGTTCCAGCTCAATGAAATCGCAAGGCTCTACCGTATCCCTCCGCACATGATCGGCGACCTGGAGAAAAGTTCCTTTAATAATATCGAGCAGCAGTCCATGGAATTCGTGAAATACACGTTAGACCCATGGGTCATCCGCTGGGAGCAGGCCATGCAGAAAGCCCTGTTCCTGCCGGAAGAGAAGAAGCAGTATTTCCTGAAGTTCAACGTGAACGGCCTCATGCGCGGCGACTACGAGAGCCGCATGACCGGGTACAGCATCGGCCGGCAGAACGGCTGGCTGTCCGCCAACGATATCCGGGAGATGGAAGACATGAATCCCGTCCCCGATGAGGAAGGCGGTAATCTGTACCTGGTGAACGGCAGCATGACCAAGCTCAAGGATGCCGGGGCCTTTGCCCGGAAGGGAGAAACGAATGAAACATAAATTTTGGAAGTGGGTGACCAATGCGGCCCCCGATGCCTTCGGCAGTGAACGGACGCTGTACCTGGACGGCCAGATTTCGGACGAGACCTGGTGGGGCGATGAGGTGACGCCGAAGGCGTTCAAGGAAGAACTGAATGCGGGCAGCGGCGATATCACCCTCTGGATCAACAGTCCGGGCGGTGACTGCTTTGCCGCTGCCCAGATTTATAATATGCTCATGGAATATCCGGGGAACGTCACCGTTAAGATTGACGGACTGGCTGCTTCGGCGGCCTCTGTCATCGCCATGGCCGGGACCAAGGTCTGTATGTCGCCAGTGGCCATGCTGATGATCCATAATCCGGCGACCCTGGCCTATGGTGACCAGTCAGAGATGGAAAAGACCATCGGCATGCTGAGCGAAGTCAAGGAAAGCATCATCAACGCTTACGAAATCAAGAGCGGCCTGGCCCGCACGAAGATTTCCCACATGATGGATGACGAGACCTGGCTCAACGCAAAGAAGGCTGTGGAACTGGGCTTTGCCGATGAAATCCTGTTCGACCAGAAGAAGGAAAATGAAGAACAGCCGGAAGCCATGCTCTACAGCCCGGCCACAGTCACCAGTTCCTTCGTACAAAAACTGAAACCACATGAACCTGTCAATAAAGTGTCAGCCGCTTCCCTGGAGAACCGGCTGGCATTGCTCATTCATTAAGGAGGACAACAATGGATACGATTTTAGCACTGCGTGAGAAACGCAAGAACCTCTGGGATGCCGCCAAGAATTTTCTGGATACCGTCCGTGATGAGAACGGCATGGTGTCTGCGGAAGACGCGGTTCGCTACGACAAGATGGAAGCGGATGTAGTAAATCTCGGCAAGGAAATCGACCGCCTGGAACGCCAGCAGCAGCTCGATGCCCAGCTGGCCCAGCCGACAACGATGCCGATTACTGAACTCCCTGGCGCAGGCCAGAATGGAGCAGAAGAGAAAGGCCGTGCGTCCGATGCCTATCGTAAGGCTTTCTGGGACAGCATCCGCCATAAGAACTTCATCGATGTACAGAACGCCCTGAGTGCCGGCACGGATGCCGATGGCGGCTATCTGGTACCGGACGAATTCGAACACCAGCTCATCGACAAGCTCCAGGAAGAGAATTTCTTCCGCGGCCTGGCCACGGTCATCCACACCAGCGGCGACCGCAAGATTCCCATCGTGACGGGTCATGGCGAAGCATCCTGGATGGAAGAGAACGGCCTCTACCCGGACAGCCAGGATACCTTCGGCCAGCAGTCCATCGGGGCGTACAAGCTGGGGACGGCTATCCGTGTGTCGGAAGAACTGCTGAACGACAGCGCTTTCGACCTGGAAAGCTACATTGCCGGTGAATTTGCCCGCCGTATCGGTACGAAGGAAGAAGAAGCCTTCCTGGCAGGAGATGGCAAGAACAAGCCGACTGGTGTGTTCCCGTCCGCGGAACTGGGCGTGACGGCCAATGGCGCATCCATCACCTTTGATGATGTCATCGACCTGTATCACTCCCTGCGCATCCCGTACCGCCGCAAGGCCGTATGGCTCCTGAACGATGCGACCATCAAGGCCCTGCGCAAAATCAAAGACAACAACGGCAACTACATCTGGCAGCCATCTGTCACGGCAGGCACACCGGATACCATCCTGAACCATCCCTGCTACTGCACTTCCTTTGCACCGGAACTGGCCGCGGGCAACCGTCCCATGCTCTTTGGGGACTTCAGCTACTACTGGATTGCCGACCGGGAATACCGCTCCTTCAAGCGTCTCAACGAACTGTATGCCGCCAACGGCCAGATCGGCTTCCTTGCCAGCCAGCGCGTCGATGGCATGCTGATGCTCAAGGAAGCGGTCAAGGCCCTGGAGATGAAAGCGAAGGGATAAACCATGATTGTGACGCTGGAAGAAGCCAGGGAATACCTGCGGATTGATGAAGATGACACGAGTAATGATGACGTCATCCAGTCTTCCCTGGAAACAGCCCAGGCCCTCTGCCTGGATATATCCCGCTGTGAGGAAGCCGATGCCGAAGAGAATCCCGTGGTTTTTCACGAAGCGATTCTCTTCGCTGCAGCTTTTTTATATGAGCACCGGGAGGAAGCGGACTACGCAGGCCTTTTGAAACGTTTGCGCTGGCTGCTGTTCGGGGTCCGGCGGAGCTGTTTTTGAAAAGGGGGGATGCCCATGAAGACGGGGCTTTTGAATAAACGGATTGAGATTCTGGGAAAGCAGGACGTGACGGATGAATATGGTTTCGATATCCAGGCCGACGTCGTAGTGTACCGCTGTTGGGCATCCATCGAGCCTGCCAGGGGAAAAGTGTTCTATGAGATGGAACGCAAGGCGGACACGGAGTACAGCAAGATCACCATCCGCTGGCGTCCGGGCGTCACCCACGACATGAAAGTGAAATACCAAAATCACCTCTACGATATCGACACCATCGTCGACCCGTATATGCGCCATGAAGCCTTGGAGCTGTACTGTACGGAAGAAGTGAGGGGGACGGACTATGAGCAAAGCGGACTTTGACATGACCGGCCTGGAAGAATTGTCTTCCAAGTTGATGGCTGCCGTTGAAGATTTCCCAGGGACTGCCGAGAAAGGCCTGATCACTATCGGCAACAAGCTCAAAAAGGAGTGCGTAAAAAACACACCGGAAGGCAGCACGGGCAAGCTGAAGAAAGGCTGGAAGCATAAGGTGGAAGGGTATAACGGCTCGGAGCTGACCTATGAACTGGTCAACCGGCACCCGGTCCATCACCTCTTGAATAACGGCCATGTCAAGAAAACGCCGGGCGGCAGGACCGTGGGCTATTATGAAGGCCAGCACTATACGGAGAAATCCGTCAAGCAGTTCGAAGCCAGCGACTTGCAGCCGGGGCTGGAGAGACTCACGAAGAAGCTCCTCAAGAAAGCAGGCGGCACATGATCCATGACCTCGATATCCTGCAGGTGGTACAGCAGAAACTCAAAGAGCGGTTCCCGTATCCCGTCTACCTGCAGGAAGTCAAGGAAGGCTTTGCGCTGCCGGCCTTCTTCCTGAAGACGATGACGGTAGTGACGCCGCAGAAAGAAACCGAGGTCTACCGGGATACGGACCTCTACATTACATATCTGCCGAGGAAACAGGAAAAAAGCACGGCCATCTACGCCGTGCTTTTTGCTGCGGAAGATTTGTTCCGGGATGGGCTGGAGGTCGGCGGCCGCTATCTCCCTGTCGTGTCTATGAGTGAGGAGCTGATGGGGACGGACAATGACGGCGGGCGTCTGACGCTGACCTTCCAGTACTATGACGCCCAGGAAAAAGAAGAAACGGCAGAAATCATGAAGGTATTGCATCAGCGGTACCAGGGAAAGGAGACGTAACCCATGAAAATGCCATCCATCAATATCGCGTTCAAAGAAAAAGGCATCAGTGCCATCGAACGAAGCGAACGCGGTATTGTCCTTCTGATTCTGAAAGAAGAGACACTGCCGTCCCAGACGGAAGTGAACCTGTATACGGCAGATGACATCCCCAAAGAACTCTCAGACAGCAACCGTGAGCAGCTGGAACTGACCCTTCGCGGCTACGTGAACAGTCCGAAAAAAGTCATCGCCGAAATCATCAGCAAGGACGCAGAAGATTATACCGATGTACTCAAGGCCATCGAGAACAAGCGCTTCGATTACCTGGTCATCCCGGACATCGAAGAAAACCACATCGACACCATCGCCACCTGGGTCAAGGGGATGCGTACCAATAAAGACAAGATGATCAAGGCCGTGCTGCCAGACTGTACGGCAGATACGGAAGGCGTCATCAACTTCGTCAACAAGACCATCCGCACGAAGAGCAAGACCTATACGACGGCCCAGTACTGCAGCCGCATTGCCGGCATCATCGCCGGGACGCCCATGACGATTTCCTGCACCTACGCACCGCTGCCGGAAGTCATCGGCTGCGATGTCTGGACGAAAGAGGAAATGGACACCATGGCCGGGGCAGGGAAGTTATTCTTCTTCTTTGACGGGGAAAAGGTCAAGCTGGGCCGCGGCATCAACTCCCTGGTCACGACAGTCCAGGGGAAAGGCGTATCGTTCCAGAAAATCAAGCTCGTCGATTTGATGGACATGATGTATGACGATATCCGCACCACAGCCCAGGACCATTACCTTGGCAAGTATGCGAACAGCTATGCCAACCGATGTCTTCTGGTGACGGCTATCCAGGGCTATCTGGACCAGCTGGCCCAGGAGGGCCTGCTGGAACAGGGGCAGAACACGGCTTATATCGATGTGGAATCCACGAAGATTTGGCTGACATCCAATGGCAAATATACGAAAGAGGAACTGGCGGACATGTCGGAAATGGACATCAAGCTGGCCAACATAGGCAGCAATGTCTTCATCGCCGTAGATGCTTCCCTCCTGGATGCCATGGAAGATGTCACGATTGCTGTCAATATCTGAGGAGGTGAAGTACAGTGAACAGCATGGAAGCCAAACGAGTGATGAACGGCAAGTATGCCGACCTCTATATCGACGGCGACCTCATGGCCGAAGCCACCGCTTTCAAGGCCGAGGTCACGCTGACCAAGGAAGAAGTGAAGATGCTCCGCCATGTCGGCAAGGGCTACAAGGTCACGGGCTATGACTGCAAAGGGCAGCTGAAGCTCCATAAAGTCTCGAGCTACATGATCAAGAAGATGAACGACAACATCAAGGCGGGCAAGCAGACCGTCGTGACCATCGTATCCGTCCTTGATGATAAGGACGCCATTGGCAGCGAACGCATCGTCATCAAGGATGCGACCTTTGACAGCCTGATCCTGGCGGACTGGGAAGTCGATAAGATGGGCGAGGAAAGCTACAGCTTCACTTTCTCAGACTGGGATCTCTTGGATTTAGCATAAGGAGAACAAGCACATGAATATGGTAGACCGACTGCTGAAAGCAGATATAGTGAACAAGCTGGCCGAACGGCCTGAAAAGAAAGTGAAGATGGAACGGCTCTCGAAGCTGTTCGGATTCGATTTTATCATCACGCTCCGGGCCATCGACCCGGAACGCTACGCCGATATTCAGAAGATGGCCGTGGACTTCACCAACGGCAGCGCCGACAACATCGACATTTATCAGATGCAAACCCAGACGCTCCTGGCGGGGATTGCCGACCCGGACCTCAAGAACAAGGACCTGCTGGAAAAATTCGGGGCCGTACTCCCTGGTGACATCATCCGCAAGCTCTTCCTGGCCGGTGAAATCGCCGACCTTACGGCACAGATTACAGAACTCAACGGCTATACGACCCAGGAAAAGGCGGACAAAGCCGTAAAAAACTGATCCGGACCGATGGCGAAGTGCAGGCGATGTATCTCCTGTTCCGGGAGCATCACCTGCTACCGTCAGCGGTCATGAAACTGGGATACGGCGAACGGCAGGTGCTGTATGCTTTTGTGCGGTATGAGATAGAAGAACAAAAGAAAACAGCAGACGATTGATTCCGTCTGCTGTTTACTTTCGCATATAAATTTCTCGCCGATGAGCGACTTCAAAAATAAAGATAATCAGCTTATCATCATGGATTTCAGCAAAGAGCCGATAATCTCCAACTCGGTAGCGCCATATTCCTTTGAGATTTCCGGTAAGAGCTTTACCGTGCATTCTTGGGTCTGTTGTATCAACAAGATTCTTAAGAACCCAGTTTTTAATGACACGGGCTGTAGATTTATCCAGTTTTTTCAGTTCTTTTACCGCATGCTCGGAAAATTTCACCTGGTACATCAAATGCCGAGCTCCTTCCAGACTTCGGTATGATCATACATTTTCTCTTTCTTCAGAAGCTCTCGTGCACGAAGAATGCGGGATTCATCCAGTCTCATATCATCCTCAATTTTATCAAGAACAAGATTGCGGATGAATGAAGAAAGATTGAGGTTATTCGCGGATATATAGCTCTGAATAAGTTTGTTTTCATCGTCGCTGACCCTGAGAGAAATAGTGCCCATAAGTATCCCTCCTAGCTAAGTAATACATGTATTACATCCTCTAAACTAAGTATATCAGATAAAAGGAAAAAAGCAACTGTTTATTTTTCTGTTTCTGTCATTATTATCTGCCTCATTTTAACATAAAATGAGGCAGATAATAAGAAGGTGAGGCAGATGGTGGAAAGGGAGGTGAAACAGCATGGCTAATAACGTCATCGATGCTGCTATCCGGCTGCGAGATTTATTTACGCCGACCGTGCGTAGCGTCAATGCCAGCCTGGAGACCATGAAGACCCAGGTGACAGCGGCGAAACAATCGGTCAGCGGGCTGTCGGACAAGCTGACGGAGCATGAGCGCATCCAGAAACGGACGGCGAAGAGCATCGAGCAGACGGGAAGCAAGATTTCCGGTCTGTCAGACAAGATGGCCCTGCTGTCGGCACCCATCCTGGCGGCTACGACGGTAGGCTTCAAGCTGCACAGCGACTTTGCAAATGGCATCGCCAAGATTTCGACCCTGGTGGATACGACAGTCGTTTCCATGCAGAAGGTCAGTGATGAGATCCGTGCTATCAGCGATGAGACAGGGGCAGGCGTCGCCGACCTTTCCGAATCGGTCTACCAGGCCATCTCGGCAGGTGTCGATGCCGGCCATGCCGTAGGCTTTGTCAAGGATATGACCATCGCCGCCAAGGCCGGGTTCACGGATACGACGACTGCCGTAAACGGCGTCACAACCGTCCTCAATGCCTATGGGAAATCGGCAGAGGAAGCCACGGCGGTGACGGACCAGATGCTCCTGGCACAGAACTTCGGCAAGACATCCTTTGGCGAGATGGCCCAGTCCATGGGCAACGTCATCCCCATTGCGGCACAGCTTAATGTCAGTACCCAGGAACTCTTTGGTTCTATTGCTGTCCTCACGAAGAACGGCATCCGGACCAGCGAGGCCATTACCGGACTCAAGGCGGCTTACAGCAACATCCTGAAGTCATCTGCCGAAGCGGCGAAACTGGCTCAGTCCCTTGGCCTTGAGTTCAATGCGGCTCATCTGCAGAGCGTGGGCTGGGTGAAGTTCCTGGACGAAGTGAAGCGGGCTACCGGCGGCGATGCCGAACAGATGGCCCAGCTCTTTGGCTCCGTCGAGGGCCTGAACAGTATCCTGGTCCTGACGGGCAAGGGAGCCGGGGACTTCGATAAGGTCATGGACCAGATGGCCCAGTCTGCCGGCATGACCCGGGAAGCTTATGAGAAGATGCTGACCCCGTCGGAGCAGATGCAGATTGCCATGAACCAGCTGAAGAATGCGGGGATGGACCTGGCTGTTTCCTTTACCCCTTATTTCAAGGCCATGTCCCTGCGGGTGAAGGAATTGGCGGCCTGGTTCCGGTCGCTGACTCCGGAGCAGAAAACACTGATCGGCCAGGTGGCTTTTGGCATCGTGACTTTCCAGCTCTTCGGCTCGACTTTGGGCCGTATCCTGACGGTCGGCGGCAGGGCCTTTGGTACTTTTAACTCTATCGCTACCGGCATCAGCAAAGCCGGCAGTGTCTCGAAATACCTCTCGACCCAGTTCAAAGGACTCATTCCGGTCTGCCGGGGCATTGCCATCGTGGCCAGGGGCATGGGCAGTACTTTTCTGACTGCCGGACGCATGATGATCACCATCATCCGTGCCGTAGGCGCCGCAGCCATGGCCAATCCCATCATTATCATCATTGCCGCGATTATTGCTGCCTTGTACCTTATGTGGAGGAACTGGGATACGGTTTCGCAGTATATCGAACAGGCTATACAGGCTGTATCGGACGCCGTCGGTGCGGGGATGAACTGGATCAGTTCTGCCTGGGACGGGGCCATGAACGGTATCAGCGAGACGGCCTCCAGTATCTGGGAGAGCATCAAGGATACCTTCCGGAGCGGTGTGAACTGGGTCATCGACCAGGTGAACGGACTCATTGCCAGCGTCAACGGCCTGTCCATCGACATTCCGTCCCTGACGGGCGGGGCGCCGACCCATGTGGGCTTTGATATCCCAAGCATCAGCCACTTTGAAAGCGGCGTCGAGAACTTTCGTGGCGGCTTTGCCGTCATCAATGAAGACCGCCGGGGCGAGCTGGTACACCTGCCTAACGGCAGTACGGTCGTACCCCATGATGAAAGTCTCCGCCAGGCCATGAACGCAGGCAGTGGCGGCATCACCATCCGCATCGATACCATGAATGTCCGCAGCGAGCAGGACATTGACGCCGTCGCTGAAAGGCTCGTCGAAAAAATCCGGCTGTACGGCATGAACCGCATGAAAGGAGCAACCATCTGATGAGTTCTTTCTTAGCATCCCTGTTGAATGCCATCGGCCAGGCTGCGTCTTCCCTCACGATTTCACTCTCTTCTGAATCGGCAGCGGTGGTCTTTCCCGTCCTGCCTTCGGAGCTGATGGTATCCGTCAATACGAATCATGGTACGGTGAACATCAATAACTTCGGCGACTACCTTATGATGGGAAAGACGGGACTCAAGACACTGACCCTTTCCGGATTTTTCCCAGCACAGGATTATCCCTTTGCCATGATGGGCCTTGCGCCTTATACGTACATTGCCCAACTGGAAACGATGCGTACCGGCGACAGCGTCTGTCAGCTGACTGTGTCAGATACGCCACTTTCCATGCCCTGCCTGATTTCGTCCTTCAAGTTTGGTGAAAAGGACGGCAGCGGCGATGTCTATTACGAGCTGGGGCTGACAGAGTACCGTTATGTCACGGCACCGGAGACAGGGAAGACCGAGGCTGCTACAGGATTAAAGAAGCGGCCGGAATCGTTCTGGTCGAAGATGAAGAAGAACATCACCTATTATCCCGGGGACAGCATCGGAAACGTCATCGGCCGGGCCGTGGGAAAATCGGTGACGCTCAACAATGAGCAGTTCTCGAAATTCCAGATCTATCGCAGCATCGTCCGTAACGGCGGTCTTTCGCCCGGGGATATCATCCGCCTGACGACGATGAACCTCAAAAGGAATGATGAAAATGTTCCAGTTACAAAGAATCAATAAGCAAGCCAATACCGAGGATGCTCAGACGGAAGGCCAGAAAAAGCCCGAGAACGCAGACCTTACAGGCTGGCTGATTTCCGCGACCTGGTCCGGGGACGTCGAGCAGGCCGGACGCAGGCTGGAATTCGACCTGGCCTATACGACACGGGATAAATCTTGGCAGAATCCGGGACTGGAACTGGGGGACGAGGTGCTGTTTATCCATATTGACGATAAAACGCAGCAGACCTTTCACCTCTTCCAGGGCCGTATTTTTGGCCGCAGCCGGGAAAGCGGCTCTTCCGTGATGCATTTTACAGCCTTTGACAATATCGTCTATCTGGCCAAGTCCCGCATAACCAAGAAGTACACGAACGTCACAGTGGCCGACGCCATCCGCCAGACCATCAATGACTTTTCTATTCCAGCCGGGACTATGCCGGACCTGTCCGTCATCTGCAATTTCATCGCCGATGATATCTCCGCTACTGAAGCCATCAAGCAGGCATTATCCTATCAGTCTGCACAGGATGGCAAGGGATACCATATCTACATGACCGAAGGAAAGCTCAACGTGGTCTGCATGAACGACCAGGTGGTGAAAGATTTCCTGATCAGCGATGTGACAAATCTGACCGGCGCTTCCGTGTCGGAGTCGGTCGAAGATATGGTTTCTAAGGTCATCGTCGTCGACAGTGCCGGACAGAAGAAAGGCGAACTGCCCAATCAGACGGATATTGACCGCTTCGGCCTCATCCAGGCCATTTGCAAGGCCGACCCCAAACAGGACGATGCTTCGCAGGCAAGGGCCATGCTGAAGACCGTCGCCCATGACATGTCCATCCGGGCCATCGGTCATATCCAGTGCATCGCCGGGTTTTCTGTCTCAGTCCAGGAAGAACAGCTCAAGGGCCAGTTCTTCATCAAGTCAGACAGCCATAAAATCGAAGGCAACAAGCACCTGATGGAGCTGCATCTGGTATTCAATAAACTGCTGGATGAGCAGAAACAGGAACTGGACAGCACATCGTACAATGCTAATCCAGATTATGTGCCGCCAGCGGAAACGAAATCGACATCTTCTGTTTCTACAGGTGGCGCTATCGCTGGCAGCAGTGTGGTCGATGCGTGCATGGCCAATTTCGAGGGTACCGTTTCTCCCTATGGCTCAGAAGGCTGTGTCGACCGGGCGACCATCGCCGCGGCGGGCTATTCCCCTTTTGCAGCGCAGGAATATAACAATGGCGTGAAAGGCTGCGACCAGCTCCGGGCCGATGCCGAAGCGCAGGGTCTGGCTATCCCTTATGACCCGTCGCAGCTCGAAAAGGGCGACATCATCATGTACAACCGCTACAGCAAGCCGGATCCGAACTGGCATGTCGTCGTCTATGACGGAAGCGGCGGCTGCTGGGGCAACAGCTCCCATGTCTATGGCTGTTTTCATCACTACGAAGGAAGCATCGATATGGGAAGCGACTATTATCCGGCAACCATCATCAAGACATCGAGGGGGTGACGGGAGATGCAAAAAAATCCGTATATCAGCCTGCTGAATCTGATGGAGCAGGTCAGCCGCAGCAGCAATAGCCCGGACATTCAAATCGGGCAGATCCTGGCTTCGCCGCCAGATATCAAGGTCCGCTATAACGGCATCATCCTGACGAAAGAGGAGCTGTGGATTTCCCATTATCTCCTGGCAGGTTATGGCCGCACGGCTAAAGGCCATCTGGTATCGGCGACACAGAATCGTGCCGGCGGCAGCGGTGATGCGGCTTACCAGTCCCATAATCATGATATCGATAATGACTACACGGATTCCGTCATCTATACGGATACGCTGAAGCCCGGCATGTATGTGGCCATCATGCCCATGCTCATCAATGGCCGGATTCAGCAGTACATCATTTTGGACGAGATTGTGAGGATTGATGGCCATGGCTGATCCTTTTGTAGCAATGAACAGCATCCAGGCAGCGAACCAGCATGAGTCGCTGCCTCTTTTTGTAGAATACGGCTATGACTTTGATAAGCAGTGCTTCCGCTACGACGAAAAAGGCCAGAACCTGATGGTGACAGAAAATGAAGCCCTCAAGGTCTGGATTTATAAGGCAATCCTCACCGAGCGGTATCGCTACTTGGCCTATGATGACGGCTATGGCATTACCATCGAGCCGTATCAGGGGAGAGCGCCAAACAGCCAGTATACGGCAGACCGGATTTGCCAGAATATCCGTGAGGGATTGATGGTGAATCCGTACATTGCCCGCATTAACCATATCGAGGTGGAGAAGCGGGAACGGGATGATTTGGCCATTACGGTTGACGTCACTTCCATTTACAGTGACGAATCATTGACCGTGACGGCAGGAAGGAGCGAGGCATGAGCAATTTATTTGATGCACAGACCAAAGATGTGATTGAGAGCCGCATGGCCCAGACCCTGCACACCATTACGGAAAAAGAGCAGAGCACCATGGAAGGCACCTTTGCCCGCGACCTGATTGACGCCAATGCCGTGGAATTTGAGAGCAGCTATGCCGAGATGGCCATGCTGCGCGACGCGGCCTTTGCCGAAACGTCCTGGGGCGACTACCTGACGCTCCGGGCAGCGGAATTTGGCGTCGATCGCAAGAAGGCCGTCAAAGCCAAAGGCGAAGTCACGGTGACAGGGATGGCAGGGGCCTATATCATCCGCAGCAGTCTCTTCCAGACAAAAGACGGCCGGCGCTTTTACACCCTGGAGTCGGCCACCATTCCTGCCGATGCCGCTGAGGTTACGATTCCCGTGGAAGCCGCCGATGCCGGGGCGACTGGTAATGTGGCCGAAGGAACGATTACGGAAATCCCCTATTCCATCCCGAATGTCTCGGCGGTCGTTAACCATAAGAAATGCACCGATGGGGCGGATGAAGAAACGGATGCCGCACTCCTTGCCCGGCTCCTGTTCCGGGTGCGCCAGCCTATCACCTCGGGCAATGCCAATCATTATCGTGACTGGGCCATGTCCGTCGATGGCGTCGGGAACTGCAAAGTCATCCCGCTCTGGCAGGGAAATGGCACAGTGAAGGTCATCATCGTCACGGCGGAGAATGAATCGGCATCGGCGGAACTGATACAGGAAGTCTACGACTACATCGAAAGCCAGCGGCCTATTGGAGCGACGGTGACCGTCGTTTCACCGGCACCTTTAACCATTGATTTGACGGCAGATGTCTATGGCACCGCGAGTCCCGATGCCGTAAAGGCAGCCATGACAGCCTATCTCAAGCAGACGGGTTTTACGCTTTCTTATGTCAGCCTGGCCCAGATGGGGAAACTCCTCCTTTCCATCAGCGGCATTACGGATTATAAGGATTTGAAGCTTAATGGAAAAGCCGCCAACGTGGAACTGACGAACGAGCAGATCCCCGTGGCAGGGAAGGTGGTGCTGAACCTTGTCAGCCAATGACTGGATGCGGCAGAGCCGGATGGATATCCTGAAGTATTTGCCGCATTTCTTATCCAAAGACCCGATGTTCCGCCGGGCGGCAGAAACCTGCAATGAGGAGCATGACCGCCTGCGCCTGGCTCTGCAGGACCTGGCGGACAACTTCTTCGTGAACACAGCCACCTGGGCGCTGTCTCTTTATGAATCGTTCCTTGGCATCAAGCCCGGCGACGGGGATACCGACGAATTCCGCAGGCAGCGGATCCTCTTCAAGCTGCAGCACGTGGATGTGTCTACGAAGGATTTCATGAACTCCATCATCAATCTCTACAGTGTCGGCCATATCGAGGAAGTCAATGAGGAGTATTACTTCAAGGTCTACTGCATCATGAACGACAAAGATACCACGACCTTGCAGAAGCTCATCACGCAGCTCGATATCTACAAGCCGGCCCATCTGGGGTATGCCATCTACCTGGGTTATTCCTGGAATGGCAGGATTCACTGGAACGGAGAAGCCACCTTCTCGACGGCAACCATTGCATCCAAGAAAGGAGTGATGACAAATGGATGATTACAGCAAAGAGAAATGGTCGGCGGATTTTCCAGACCGTGCCGGGCAGGAAGTCCGGCCCACAGAAGCTGTGGAGAATACGCTGGATTATGACGTGCTTTTCCCTCAGTATCTTTCGGAAGACCCGGTCGTTTTCAATCAGCAGAACAAGACCGTGTCCCAGCTGGTCAGCAATGATGCCCGGCTCTATGAGCGGATTTCCGCTACGGCAGCTGACATTAATGCCCACCTGACCGATGCCAAGGCCCATGCCAGCGGCATCAGCGGCAATGCGGCCAGTGCGTCGAAGCTGCAGACCGAGCGCAAAATACACCGGGTGCTTTTTGATGGAACCGAGGATATTACCTTACCGGACTTTACGGGCTGCGGAGAAAAGACAGCCGGTCAGAGCGGTATGGTCCCGTCGCCTTCAGCCGGGAAGCTGAATACCGTACTGCACAGCAATGGCAGCTGGGGCAAGGTCACCTACGCCGATATGGACGAAGAAGCGGTGGCGAAAATCCAGGATTGCCCTTTTCCGACAGGCGCTGTCTATATTTCCGTAGACGGCAGGAATCCGGCAACCTACTGGCCAGGGACCACCTGGGTGGCCTTTGCCATGGGCCGCTGCCTGATTGGGGCCGGGGCGGCTGACAGCGGCACCATGTATAAAGCCGGCAATAAGCTTGGCGAAGAAAAACATACTATCACCATCCAGGAAGCACCGCCCCATGATCACAGCGTCGGAAATGCAGGCGGACATAATCACTGGTCCTGCGGCGCACTGCCCCGTAATTTCCAGTGGGATGCCTGTGAGGGCAACGATGCCCCTGTCGCTGTCGGCTATGGCGACGGCTGCTGGCATGGCAATCAGGTAGACGGGCATACGTCCTGGGATGGAAATCATTCCCACAGCCTTTCCCGGACGGGCGGCGGCCAGCCGCACAACAATATGCAGCCGTCCATCGTCGTGTACATGTTCCAGCGGACAGACTAGGAGGTGAGGAATATGGCTGAATGGTTACAGATGGCCGCGTCCCTGGTATCGGTCCTGATGCTCTGCGGCGTCATCTTTAATTTCAGCGTCATCAAGCCGCTGAATGAATCGGTGCGGAGCCTTCGGGACTGCATCGCAGAACTGCGTCGCCAGCTGTCGGATACGGAAGCCAAACGGCAGCAGATGGCCGAGCGGCTGTCCCGGGTGGAAGAATCGACAGAGCATGCCCATCACCGCCTGGATGTGATGGAACAGCGCCAGCATGAACAGGGGGGAGGGAGATGAGCTTTTTTGTAGTGAAGAACCGGATCCATCTGACGCGGGGCGATTCAGCAGAATTCGACCTGACCATCCGCGACCGGGTAACGGGCAGTGTCTTTATCCCGGGGGACGGCGACCGCCTGACCTTTACACTGAAACGTTTCATTACGGATAAGGACCCTGTCCTCACGAAAACGCTGGGCCAGGGCATCCGTCAGGAGCAGGACAGCTATGTTCTGGTATTCCTGCCGGAAGATACACGGCATTTATCCTGTGGCCGGTATATCTATGAAGTGAAGCTCGTGCGGGGAACTGGCTATACCGATACCATCATCCCGGCCAGGGATTTTTTCCTGGAAAGGAGCGTGACGGAGCGTGGCACAGAATGAAAGTAATTTAGCAGGCTTTGTTTCCCTACCTCTTAAAAGAAATTCTCTGGTCGGCATTCTTTCTATGCCGCAGGCGCCGTCCGAAGCGTACCAGGGAAAGCGAGTCACTCCAACGGCTCAGGAGCAGGTCATCACCGCAGACGGCGGGTATACTGCTCTTTCCAAAGTGACGGTGGCTGCCATTCCGTCGAATTATGGCAGGATCAGTTTCAATGGCTATGAATTAAAAGTCGAGTAAAGGAGCAATCAACATGGCGAAGAACGTAAAAATCAATTCCGTTATCTATGCAGAAGTGCCGCAGGTATCGATTCCCCTGGCAGAAGGGGAGGGCAGCGCGGTCTTTTATGATACCTCTGGCGCTACGGCCTCTTCCGGCGATATCCTGAACGGCAAGTCAGTTTTCCTGGGCAGCGGGTCTGTTATCGGGACGATGACTGACAACGGTGCGGTCAGCGGCAGCATTGCCAAAGCTGATGGCGCCTATACCATCCCGGCCGGCTTCCATAATGGCAGCGGCTCTGTGCGTATCAGCAAAGAAGAACAGGCCAAGCTCGTCAGCGGCAACATCAAGTCCGGGGTGACGGTCCTCGGCATCAGCGGCAAGTCCAGCGTAGTCGATACCAGTGATGCCACCGCCGCCGCGGGGACGATTGTCAGCGGTAAGACGGCCTACATCAATGGTACCAAGGTGACGGGCAGTCTGACGACCGTTTCCGTTTCCCAGGACAGCCTGACGAAAATCCTGACTGTCGAGTAAGGAGGGAAGGCCATGAAGGTAAATGTGACGATAGCCGGAGCCAGTTACAGCGAAGTGCCATCCATCCTGATTCCCCTAAAAAACGGCGGCAGGGCACGGTTCTGCGAAGTGTCTGACACAACGGCGAAAGCTGCCGATGTGGCTAAGGGGAAAAAGTTTTATACCTCAGAGGGTGAACTGGTGACGGGGACGGCTGACCTGTCACAGGCAGATGCACGAAAGACGATAACCCTGATTCAAAAAGAGCATCAGACCATTACGCTTACCTGCAACCATCCGGAGTTATCCTCACAAACAGACTCAGATGGAAATACCGTATATGCTACAACGTATCAGGATACCTTGAGCATCAACTTGAAAGCAGATACCGATTATTATGCGGGGAAAATCACTATCAACGGGGAAGAGCAGGAAAGCAGCAGTACCAATCCTCAACTTGCTTATATATCGGCACCCATCAGTAATGGCATGATTGACAGTGCAACCGACGCCGCTCCGATTCCCACTGTTCCTTTTACAGATGTAAGTCTTACGATGACGGGACAGGGCACGCAGTGGCTGACTGGCCATATGCTTATGACGACGAAGCAATCCCCGGAAAG